ACCATCATTATAATCACCAAAATCAGAATACAACTGTTCAACCAATGATGTGGTAGGAACAATTATAAGTCCTTTAAGGTTTTGATATTGGTGTAATTGTCGAAAGATTAGATATATGATAAGAGATTTGCCAGAAGCAGTTGGTGAAACTAACAACGCTCGGCGTTTTTGCATGGCGTGAATATAAGCATTTAACTGGTGTTCTCGTACTTCAATTGATTCACCACGAGAATGAATGTTTAAAGAATCAATAAACTTTTTGGCATGATATGCCGAATGTTCATCTTCAATATCAGGTCTTGGATCACCATAATCAAATTTATATTTTCTTCCATTACAAAATTCTTCAATGTATGGCAAAAGACCAAGATAAACTTGGCTTGTTTGTAAATTATACAAACGAATTTTTCCATCCCAAACTCGATTACGGTATGCAGGAACAAATTGATAACCAGGAACAAAGAATGTAAAGAACTCCGATAACTCTTTTGAAATATGTTTCTCACAAGTTATTTTGGCATATACTTCATCTTTTTTACTTATAATTAGGTCTGAGGTTTTTTCCATTATATTTGTTTCTATATTCCAATTCTTCTTTAAACCAAATTTGCATACCTCTATCATTATAATTGACAGCTGCCCATTCAATGTACCAATCTGGCAACTCTTTTATAAAAATACCTTTAAATTTACCCCAAGGCATTTTAGTATTTTGTCGTTCAATATGATTTTTATTCATCATTCTTTCTCATCAAATTTATAAAACCATGAATCAGGTGTACCAACACTCCACTTGGATATGTTTTCTACTGAATATACTTCTGTTGGTATTTTGAAATCGGGAGTTTTAACTACAGGAGGTACCAGTGATACATCATACCATAGGCAACGATTGTTTGGCTGACAGGCAAACTGGCCATTGTCCAACTGAATAAAGTTATATGATTTGTGTTCTTGTACGCCTTCTGAGAAACTGGTGTCAATACGATTAAAATCTGGTGCCGCAAAGTCAATTGTAAAAAGGTATTTTCCAAAATGAAACACTCGGTCTTTGCCAAAGTATTTTACTTTAAGTCCTCGTAGATTCGATTTCTCAATTACCGCCATATCATATGATAAACAATCCCATATCTGTAGATTATCCAACGGCAGGTAATCATCTACAGGTTTCCACACGTATGCAGATATTGGTAACTTATCAAACAAAGCACCATAATTGGTCAACATACACTCAATGCGAAATGCCTGACCTTTGATAGCCTTGGCAGTTATCCATACACAAGGTTCTAATTCACCGTGACCTTTTTCATGGTTATAAAGAAACTCTTTACGAACAAAACATTTAATTGGTGGTATGTTTGCAACGAGAAATGACATTATTGACCTCCAATAAATTTTTCCCAAGAGATAAAATCTCTCAGTTGCCAAGTTCTTTGTTTTAATTCATTCATAATGGATTCGATGACCGACACACATTCTTCATGGTATACTTTTTTCTCTAACATTTTAATTAAATCCGTATCACCTTCTAAGTAGGCGTTGATATCAGATTTCAAAACAAACGCAAAGGGTGACCATCCATGCGCATCCAATTCTTCTTGGTCCATACGACCAGAATAGTAATCGATCTTTATTTTACGCATACGGAGATAATCAAAATGTGCCTTCTTAGAGGCAATCTTATGTTTGGTAAGTATGGAGAGATATTGATTGTGTAATTTTGGTATCTTCAACAGTTCTTTACCAGGTTCGGTCTGGTCAATTTCCGTATCTTTTTCCCACAACTTTAATATTTGTTCTAGATTTTCCATAATATATTCAATGATATAACGATAATTCTACACCATAACACAAACTATGTTATCGTGTCAAGCTGTAATTGGTACAAATTTAAAACTTTCATATACAAAGGATACATCAGCAGTTACTATATCATCCGCAGATAATTTGGTATCGAATATAACATCCGATAGTGATACAGGAAACATATTGGTAAACTCTATCCGCAAAATAGGGTTATTTAAAGCGGAAAGTATGGTCAATGTAGCATCAGAATATTCTTTCTTTTGCTGACGTTTATAATTGTTTTGTATCTCGGTTTTTAAATTTCGGTCATCCGTGCCTTCAGGAGAAGCAAAAGAAAGAAACCAGTTATACATGTGTTGCCATGTCTTTAGTTCTTCATCAACAATAAATTCAATGTTGAAATTGTTGTAAGCAATCTTATTACCAGGTGCATATACATCTAACGATGGAAAGTTGATTAGGGCCTGTCCTACACTTACTCCTGGTAAATTTACAGACTGGCAGAAGTATTGTGTCGAACCTATCCGATCAAAGGTCATTATATACTTTGACGGTTGTAATAGATTGGTGTTTTCGGGAGTTCTAGTTAGTACGTTCATGTGTTTATTTAGGTCATAAAAAAAGAGACCTCCGGGTAGGAGGTCTCTCTAAAGGTCACTCTTGTCGGTGACTTTATATTACATCAAGTTTGCAACTTTGAATATACGATAGTATACGTTTGTTCTTGGTGTAATCTGGTTTGTACCAGCACCGTTTGCCAAAGCACCTTTAGCAAATGGGTTAGCTACCATGCCGTAACGAGTTTTGAAACCAATCTTAGGTTGGAATGTAAACTGGTCAACAGCACGAACCATTTGAAGAGGAACGTATGGGCAATAGAACAGACCTGCGTCATAAGGCGATGTACCTTTGTAACCAATTGTAACCAACTCTTGGTTGCTTGTGTAGCCACCAAAATATGGGTCAATGTATACCTTGATACGGCCATGTAACAAACCAGCAAATGTATTGCCTGTGTCATCTACTTGCAAATCAGCAGACAAAGCAGGAGTATATTGCAATACACCAGCCATTGCCATAGCGGAAGCAACGTCAGAAGAAACGATCAACACATTACCTTTACCACGGCGAGTTTGCTTAGCGATAACGTTTGCATCACGCTCGATTTGGAAAATCAAGCCTTTGAAACGCTCAACAGACCAACGACCGTTGGAGTCTGTGTCTAAGTCAAATGTACCAGCAGTTGTTGTACCGTATTGTGCACCTGTTACAGCGGACAAATAAATGGTACGGATAACTTCACGGTTGATTTCAGCAAGAATTTCTGTAGACAGAATGTTAGACAATTCTGTTTCAGCATCAAGACCATGGATTGCTTTCAAGTCTTGTGCGAGTTCTAAAGAGTATTCGGCTTTCAAAGCACGGCTTTGAGCAGTTACAGTAACTTTCTCAATGCTAAATGCCATTTGGCCAAATACGCTGTCAGAGTCAGCGCCAAGATTTTCAGCTGTCGATGTTGGCATGCCAATACCAGTTGTAAAGGCGTTAGCTGTAAAGCTTGCTACAGGATTTGTTGCAATGTCATTGTCAGGTGTTGTTGTGCCACGGAAACCGTATGGGTTAGCACCAGAAGAAGCACCAGTGAATACTGTATTGGCTTCGTTAAAGAATGCCTCAGTACCAGTTTGGTTGGTGTAACGTGCACGCATTGCAAAAATTAAACCTGTAGGACCTGTCATTGGCTGAACGCCAGCAACGTCATAAGCGATAAGATTTGGCAAAGAGCGGCGAACTAAGCTGATCAAGATAGGATCAAAATTGCTGATACCAGAACCGGTAACGTTGGTAGGACCACCTGTACCGTATGCTGTTTCATTCAATACTTGAGCATCTTGTGACATAGCTTGTTGTTGGTTTTCCAAAACAAGAGCTGTAACAGCACGCTTGTATGGGTCTTTAATGGCTTCAAGTTCTGGATGCTCCAAAACAGGATTCCATTTTTTTTGTAGTTCTTCGGTCATATACATTTTTTGTTTTCCTTTTTTTGTATATTTGTTATTATTTGTTTACAGTTTGTGAAATTGCTTTCGAGTAAACTTCCATTAAAGGATCGGAAGATTTTACAACCTTCTTTTCTTCTTCAATTTGGACTTCATCATCCAAAGCAGAACTATCAGCAGAAACTACTGGATTTTTGAAATATGATTCTTTCAATGTTTCCATTTTTTCTGTAAATTCTTCCTCAGTAGTAAACTCAATACTCTCTGCGAGTGATTTCATTTTTTCTACTTGGGTCTGCGTTAGGCCTTCACACGCTGCGTAAATAGCCTCAAACTTTTTGTGCTCATTGAGTTCTTTTTTCAACTCAATAGCAGATTTGATTTGCTCATTG